CTTCTGTTTCGGCAAGATCTTTAGTTTGCTCTTCAAGAATTTGAGCGCGTGTTGCCACGGTCAATTGCTTTGAAAGCTCAACATTTATTGAAATTGATTCGTCTAATTGGGACTTTAGTTCAGCAGAGACACTTTGTAATTCTTCAACTACGTTGTACTTCTCTTCTGGTACTTCAATGTAATGCTCTTTAAACAAATCTTTCATACCACTGATGAAATCTTCTGCGATTTCGGTACGAAGACCTGTTTCAACAGCTAACTTGTTTTCTTCTAACCATTGTTCTACAACGTAGTTAAGATAACCGTCAACTTTTTCTACTAATGCTTCCTTAAATTCAACCAACTGTTCGGCTGTTTGCTCTTCCAGTTTAGTAGTAATTATTTCCATCTCGTTATTAACGCGTGCAATAACTGCAGCTTCAAAAATAGAGGTGGCTTTAGTTCTAAATTCTTCGGAAAGATCTTCTCCAAAGATTGAATTTAATTGTGAGGAAATATCTATTTTTTCTTCTTCTGCCATTGTATCTCCATCTTCTTCTGTTTCTTCCATTGCTTGAGTCCTTACAGACTTAGCATCGCCTTTCATAGGCAAAGGATTGCTTTCTTTAGAAACTTTAGCTGCTGCACTGTTTTTACCAGTGGAGTCTAATACTTCTTCTGAATCGGCATTCTTTGAAGAACCCTGCATAGGCATAGAAGCATCACCGTTACCGGTTCCACTGTTTTGTCCTGACTTTGAATTATCTTTACCAACATTAACAGTAGGTTTACCTCCCCCTACATTAATGGAATCAAATGAAGCTTTCTGAGAACTACCCTGCATTGGCATTGTAGTATCATCACCACCAGCTTCATTCAACTGCTTATCACTTCCGCGATTAAGCAATTCTTGAATTTTTTGCTCGACTGACATCCTGGTCTCCTAAGAGTGTGTTTAACGTTATTATTTATATAAATTGGTTACTTGATAGTTCTTAAAAACTGTTCAAATACTTGTAGTTTGACTTTATTTAAATCGGCTTTTGAGGCTTTTTTAATAGTCTGCTGTGCTTGTTCTACCTGGTAAGATTTCCAAACACCGTTTTCAAGAATCCATTCCGCAGATTCCATAATACCCTGTACAAAGGCGTCGGGGGCAGAAGGGTCAGCGACAATGTCAACTGTAGCAAGATGAAAGTCATCTTGCACCTCGTTTATACCCTCTTTGTTCAACTTAACTGAACCCAACCCTCTAGATGAAACACCTAGACGAACACCTTCTTCAATAAAGTTCTTAGCTATCTTACCCATTGGAGTATCTAAGATTTTAGCTTTACCGTGTATATCATTTCCCTCAAATTTTAACCCTGTAATCAAATGTGATACCTGGTTTAAATTAATAGATGGATTTGGGGGGTGACCCAATTCACCTAAGGAACGTTTTTCGTTAATTAAGTCCTGATATCTCTGGACTTCTCTCTCCATTATACCTCTACCATAACTTCTTCCATTACGGTTAGGTTTCTCAGCCTGCATAAAAATACCTTCGATATAGATATTTTTAGTACCATCTTCTTTTTTTTCTGTCAGGAACTTAATGTCCTGATTCATTTCAGTAATGAGTTTCATTATCTGTCCTTAGGTTCTAAGTTCTGACGATCAGGATCAACAAATCCAGATTCTTTAGAGAATTGTAGTATAACGGTACCACTTGCTGCACCTAAGTTAACATTAACGTTAGCATTAGCATCATCAATTAAAGATACACCAATATCCTTTGTAAAACCAATATAGTTTTGACCGGTGTTCATTGCAAAAACTATATTACCTTGTCTATTAACCGAGGCAGCATTACCTACATCATAAGCAATATCGGTGATAGGCCAAAGTACGTTACCTTGGGTTTGGTTATTTGCGTACTGACCTGGGTAAAGAATGTTAGCCAAGAAAACATTAGCTTGCCCTGTGCCCGTAATCTTAACAGCAGCTTGTCTTCTTGTATTTTTTAAAACGAATATATTAGCCATTTTTACTCTTCTTTATTTGATTGCATGTAATCTCTGACTGTACTTATGTAATCAGCACTCAAAGTAATCTTACTTTGAACCCACTCGGCAATATTAGTATCATCTTCTAACATGTCATGAACAGTTTGTGCATTAGCAATAATAGACCTTAATTGAGACTTTGCCATATCACCCTCATAATCATACTCACGGGGGTCTCTAGCTTCAGCAACCTTATTTGCTTGGGCAGTAGCAATAGCCATTTTTTTGGCCATTGGCATACCGGGATCAGAACGATGAATGGCCTGGGCGATATCTTCCCGTTTTGTTTTTTCAGCCGGAGTAAGATGTTTTTCCAATAGATCATTCTTCAGTTTCTGCAGTGTCTTCATCTTCCTCCTCTTGTTCTTGATCTTCATCACTATCATCTCTAGAGTAAATTGCTTGAGCAACTTCTACCTTCTTTGCATCTAGAGCATCAGTAACTTTTAACCCAATAGCTTGATCAAACTTTTCTTTAGCTTCAACATTCTCACCATCTAAGATGTTCATAATCATGGTATCAATGAATTCTTTAGTATCCATAGTATTTCCTTATAATATATTTATCGTGTTTTTTTCTGTTGCTGCAATTGTTGTTGCTGCAATTGTGCTTGTTGATCCTGTCCATCCATTGCTATTGCTTGATCGGCCCCAGGCATTCCTGGTTGTAATTCTAAAGGATCATCTTTATTTTGAATAGCAATATCTTCTACTTCTTTATCTGTAAGTTTTAAAACATTACGACGAATATAATCTTTACTATAGTAAATACCAACATAAGGAGTTATTTGATTTAGAACATCTACTCTATTACGTAGATTTTCTGCCTCTTTCATCTCTTGATAATACTGGTCTTGAGCATACACATATACAATAGAATTTTTAATTTTATCCCAATCTTCAGGAGTTATAACTCCCTTTAAAACCAATTGGGTTTCCATAAGATCGTCAAATAACGAATTAAATTTTCTACGAATACGGGTAATAAACTTTGCAAACTTCATTTCATCTCTTGAAATTTCAGCTGCTCGTCCAAAATTAAATCCAGATTGCTCTTCAAACCTTGATGTAGGAATGTTTAAAGCCTGATAAACTTTCTTTTGAAAGTATTCAATATCGGCAATTTGACCTAAGTTCTCACCACCTGGTAAGGTAGTAATTTCTGTACCTCTTCCACCCTCACGGCGGGGAAGCCAGAAATCTTCTAACATGGTCATAAATTTTCTATCGTCTTTGATCTCACCAGTAGTAGAATCATAGACAATTTTATTACGATATCTATTCATGATATCTTTCATATATTGCTCGGCCTTAACCTTTGGTAGGTTACCTACATCAATATAGAATATTCTTCTCTCTGGTGCTCTACTTAGTCTATAAATGACCAAGGAGTCTGCCATCATTTTTAATTGGTTAACAGGCTTAATAGCCTTGTTTAAATAACCAATAACTACATTCCTATCTAAGTCTAAAAGACCTGAAGGAATAAATGTAATCGTATCCGGTGAAATCTTAATACCATTGTTGTTATTAGGATTTGAACCAGGAGTATAGTTGAGGCCTTTTTCATTGTATATAAAAAATTCATCTATACTTTTTATAAGATCAACCCCGGTGGCTGTATTCTTTTCTTTTTTTATCTCTCGTACTTTTCTAATTTTACGAGGATCAATATATCTTAGTTCCTGAATACCTTGTTTAGGTTTCTTTGGATCTATAACTTTCTGATAATATAAACGACCATCTACATACCATCTTCTGAAGATATCATGAGCTTTATCTTTAAAGTCCAATAGACTGATAATTTCCTCAAACGCATCTTGTATAGAGTCTTTTATCTTATCAGAAAGATCTAGTGTATCTAAATTTAGAGAAACTGGATCTTCTTCATCAACGGCGGCAATTGCCTCGGTAATAATTTCCTCGACTGCATTATCTACATCGGGGTAATTACTTATATCACGATAACGCGAAATCAGCTCGCTTTCAGAACGAGCTGCCGCATCAATATCTACATATGTACCGTAGTAGCCACCAGCGGCGACTACAGAGGTACCGTCATCAGATACCGGTGTTATAAACGATTGTGTCTTTAACGCCGGTTGCTTATCTTCACGACCAATAGTAAAACCAAATAAATTAATTGCCATTATGTAATTTTAAAATTATTTAAAAGCGCCACCAAAATTAACAATACTACCTAATGGGTTATTAGAGGTAACAAAATATTGATATTGGAAGGTTACTGTAAATGAAGATATCTGATCATTAGCACCAAAGTCTAAACCTACTGGAGATAAATCTACAGGAAATGCATCCCTAATATTGTAAGACTTTAAAGCATTTCCATTTCTATCTAATTGGAATACCTGAAGATCTCTTTGGTATTGAGAAGGTTGCAATTGACCGAATTTAGTAGCATAGTCCTCCATGCCTCCCATCCATTGTTCCATTGCATTTCTAATTGACATGTCTGCGTCATTTAAAACTGTAATAGTCCAAGGTGCGTAAATACGATCACCTACAAACTTAACCTCACGACCTCTGTATTGAACAATAGCAGGGTTAACTGTTTGACCAGGTAACTCAGCTACTGATACTAAGAATGGTGCTCTTGCTACAGCAAGTGCCTGTCCAGTTACATATGTTGGGAATGATAACTGAACGGCAAATTGATTAGGACGTGCACCACCGTTGGTTAAAGCTGATTTAAAGCTTTCTACATTAAAAGTTGTTGCCATTTATTTCTCTCCTTTATTAAGCGCCGATTTCTTCGAAAGAAATTCCGGTACGGGTTGCAATAAAGTTGAGCTGTATGAAGTTAATCGCACGAGCAGGCTTAATATAGATATCGGCAACAAAGCCGTTTGTGTCAATTACCTGTCCGGTGTTATTAGATTCATCGCAAACTACTTTAAAGTCAGTAATACCACGACGACCTTTTACGTCTCTTAAGAATGGTT